GAATTGATCTTTGGTGATGGTGTATTAGGGAAAAAACTTGATAATAATGCTGTTATTAACGTTTCTTACGTTACAACATCAGGTCCAGAGTCTAATGGAGTGAAGACTTTTGTATTTTCTGGTGTTATTGAGAATCCTAATGGTGTTTCACCCAATCAATTCACTGTTACAATCAACTCTACTATCGCTTCAGCAGGTGGAGAGGAGATAGAGACGACTGATAAGATCAAATATAACGCACCAAAAACATATGGGTCACAGGATCGTGCAGTGACTGCTGATGACTATGGTGCAATTGTAAGAAATATCTATCCTGCTACTAGCGATATAATCATATTTGGTGGAGAAGAGCAAGATCCACCCGATTATGGAAAAGTTTTTATAGTTTTAAAACCATCAGATGCTTCTTATCTCACTTCTCTTACAAAGAATGATATTGTTGAGAAATTAAAGAAGTATGTTGTGGCATCTGTTGAACCAGTAATTACAGATCCTGCTATTCTTCATGTTGAAATGAATAGTAAGATCTATTATAACAGTTTACAAACAGATCAAACTCCTTCTCAAATAAGAGATAAGGTTATTGGATCTATACAAAACTATGTTGATAACTCTGATACTGAGAAGTTTAAGGGTACATTCCGTTACAGTAAGTTTATTGGAGTGATAGATGATGCAGATCGTAGTATTAATTCTAACTTGACATCTCTTTCTATGAGAAGAGATTTCTATCCTCAATTAAATTCTACTTATTTCTATGAAGTATGTTATCAAAATGCATTTGATAGCGATTGTGATGATCCAGTTCTTTCCTCTACTGGGTTTAGGGTGACAGAACATCCTACTTATGATGTCTATCTTGAGGACAGGGATAAGAAAATTATCCTATATAGACTAGATCCTGTGACTGGTGATAAGGTAGTCCTGGACAAGGAAGTTGGTGATATTGATTATGTCAAAGGTGAGATTATGTTATACAATATGACTATTATTAAAGGTAGTTATTTTGATAACCGTATTTCCTTAACGGTTAAACCCCTTTCTAATGACATTAAGGCACTTCGAGAGATGTATCTTGATGTTGATATAGCAAATTCCAGTTTCGTTGCGTATAAAGAGTAATGGCAGTTAAGACCAAAAGAATATCTACTCTTATTGAGTCACAGATACCTGATTTTATAACTTCAGAGTATGAATTGTTTACTAAGTTCATACAGAAGTATTATGAAGCACAGGAATTACAAGGTGGTCCTTTAGACATTATTTCTAATATACAAAAATATAGAGATATAGATTATTATGAACAAAATCTTCTTAGACAGTCTGATATCTTGGACACTAGTGTTTCTGCTAGTGATGATACAATTGTATTACAAGATGCGTCGAGTTTTCCAAAGAAAAACGGATACGTAAGAATTGGTGATGAGATTGTATTCTATGATACTCGTACTGCTACAACACTAAGTGGTTGTGTAAGGGGTGTCAGTGGCAATACAACGCTAGGTGATCTTTATTCTGAATCAGACTATAAAACTACTACTGCTGCCCCTCACAACTCAGGAGAGAAGGTATACAACGTTAGTAACCTTTTCATCTATGCGTTTATAAAGAGTTTTGAGAATCAGTATTTGGGTTCTTTCCCTGAGAAGTATCTCAGAGGTGAAGTTGATAAGAGAACCCTTATTAAGAATATACAGAAATTTTATAAAGCGAAGGGAACTGATAGTTCCATCAAGTTTATTTTCAATACTATTATTGCGAAAGATGCAGAAAATAAACCAGAAGTTTACAAACCAAGAGATTTTACTTACAAAGCATCCAATGCTGATTGGATCAATGTATATGCTGTAAAAGCAAAAGTTGTTAGTGGTAATGCAAAAGATTTAATAGGACAGACTATTGTCCAGACTGCTACTGAAGAATATGGGTATGCTTCTGCTACTGTTGACAATGTATATGCAGAAGGTACTTCTGATAATGAAGTAATATGGAATATCGTTCTAGCACCAGAAACTGTTAATGGTCTCTTCTCTGTCTCAACTAAGACTCGTCTTGAGAAGAACGTTCCTAATACTGATGGTGTCGGTAAGCGTATTAATGTATTCTCTACTCAGGGATGGGATAATACTGGAGAAATCTTAATCGGTGACGAAACAATCTCATTTGGTGAGAGTACAATTTCACAGTTTATCATTTCTAAACGTGATAATCCATTAACTCACACAGCTGGGGCATCTGTGTATAAACCAGTACTACTCAAAGGAGCTAATGTTACCCTTTTAAGCCTTGGTGTAATATACAACTTGAATGCTACTGATACGGCAGCATATTCAAGTCCAGGAGATAACATACAAATCTCCCAGCCAGGATTTGAGACCAATGATCCTAAGATCATGTTAAATGGTCAATCACGTTGGGTTCTTACTACTGGTGATGTTAATTCTTCTACACATGCTGCTGTGGAAACTGCATTGGACCAGGTAATGACCAATGTTTCTTCTATCCATGAAGATGAACAGTATTATTATATTACTAGTTCCAGTTATCCATCATATGATATTTTAGATGGATCTACTGTTACTCAAACTGTAAAGGATCAAAGATTACTTCGTCTTATAAGAAAGCAAGCAACAAGAACTACAGAAGTATATAAGACTCCTAAGAGAGATGTTGGAATCCTTGTAAACGGTGTCCCTGTCTACGGTTACAAGGATACAGAAAGTATAAGGTTCGGTAAACTAGAAAGTATTAATGTTAGTGTACAAGGAAGAGGGTACGTTAAACCGCCCTTTGTTCTTGTAGATGGTGTTGCAAACAAAGCACGAGCAGTATTATCAGGAGAAGTTGTAGAGAGTATTATAGTTGATACTACTGATGTATTTCCAAGAACGCCAGATATTGTTATTACATCTGGTAGGAATGGTGTAGTAAATGCTGTAGTAACGCAAGGTAAGGTTACAAGCCTTACAATTGCTAACAAAGGAGAGTTTTACAGTTCTCCACCAATCGTAAGAATTCGTGACAATGCAGGTAAAGGTAGATTTGCTGAATTCAATGCAGTCCTTGATACTGATGGTAAACTTAAAGAATTTGAAAAGGTAGATGAAGGTAACTTCTATACACAAGAGAATGTAAATGTAGATATTATTCCTGTTGGAGAGAATGCTACAGGAATTCCATTGCTTAAAGAATGGAACTATAATAGGTTTGAAAAGGTTAAATCCAATTTAGATACTGAGTATGGTTATCTGTTTGAAAACTTTGACAATAATCTTTACTACGGATATGCTCATGTAGCAAACCCGAAAGCACTTCGAGTTTCGCTCAATGATAATTTAAGTAATACTGGTAGTGAACCAGCAACTAAGACACACTCACCTATCATAGGTTTTGCTTATGATGGTAACCCCATATATGGTGCATTTGGATATGAAGATCCACTAGATGCCACATCATCAATAATTAGAATGACCTCTAGTTATTCTCTTAATGGTGATCGTATAGATGGTCCTTCTAAGGTAACGTATCCTCTAGGAACATTTAATAATGATTATACTTACAATCATAAGTCAGGAACATTAGATCAGAATAATGGTAGATTCTGTATTACTCCAGATTTTCCAAAAGGAACGTATGCTTATTTCTTAACTATTGATAGTAGTCAAGTACCACAGTTCCCTTATGTCTTAGGAGACAATTTCTATTCATTACCTGTAGATAGTAACTATAATTCTAAGATTAATCAGAATGATCTTCCTAAGAATGCCAAGAGATTTTATGTTGATGCTACACCTATAAATGGTGAAGGTGTAATTGCTAGTATTTCTGATATTACTCCTGGTTCTATTGATGCTGTTGCTGTAGAGAGTTCATCTTCTAACTTCTCAGTTAATTCAAAAGTTTATTTTGATGAAGTAGGAACAGATGGTTCAGAAGCAGAAGCAAGAGTTAAGTCTGTTAAAGGTAAAACTGTTAGTTATCTACAATCAAAAGAAAATAAGGTAGTTAAGTTAACAACAATTCAAACTGCATATTTGTTTGCTGATGATACATTAAGGCAGCCATCTTCTGGTGCTTATGGTGAAATAGTAGGTACAGTTGCAAGTGATAATGACATTGTGTTGAAAAACGTACAAGGAACGTTTGATAATACAGGAACATTCTCCGCAGACATTAAGACTTTCAGTATTTTAGTTGATCAGAACAGTTCTTACTCTGAAGGTGCTACTTTAAGCCTTACTGATGGTGTTAATACTCCTATTGCTACTGCTCAAGTACTAGAAGGTACATCAAGTCAGAACGTACTTAAGATCAAAGTCCTTTCAGGGACATGGATTGTTGACGAGACTTATTACATACAATCAAGTGATCTATTCAATACGTCAGGATCTAAGATAGTAACACTAACATCATTAAGTGATAATTTAGAACCTTTTATTGTTAATCAAAGTGTTGCTCTTATTGAGACATCATCTGAACATGGATTAGGTATTGGAGATAAGGTAGATATTGATATTAATCCAGATGATGATACTAAAACTAAAACTTGGTATTTAAGAAAACGTTTATACCAAGAAGTTACTTTTACAACACCAGTTAAGAAAACAAAAGTTAATGATAGTGGTATTGGTAGATTTACTATCTTAAATGGTGGTGCAGATTATACAGAAAATTCATATACAAATATTCCATTGACTAGTGGTAGCGGTACTGGTGCAACTGCATCTATTACTGTATCTGCTGCTGGTGTTGTATCAAATGTTACAATACAGAATGCTGGAAGTGGATATAAGTTTGGTGATCAATTAGGAGTTGCTGATGAAAGTCTTGTAAGATCTGGTGGATCTCAAAGTACAGCAAGATTAACTATATTTGTTGATCATGCAGGTTTTGCATCTAATAATACTTCTGTTACAGTTGATGATGCTACAGGATTTGCTGTAGATGATCTTCTATTGATAGGAGATGAAGTAATTAAGATTACTGCTATTAATAGTAATACTTTATCTGTTAATAGAGGTCAAGAGTCTACAACTGCTGTTGACCACTACGATAACAAGGAAATT